TAAACAATATGATAAAGATGAATTTGATATTGTATGGGCATCCCCTCCGTGCACTGAATATTCAAAAGCAAAATCTCGGGGTGTTCGTGATATTGAAGGGGCAAATAAAATCGTTTTAAAAACTTTGGAAATTATAAATTATTTTAATTGTGAATATTGGTTTCTTGAAAACCCTCAAACTGGAAAATTAAAAGATCAATCATTTATGAAAGAATTAAATTATTTTGATTGTGATTATTGTATGTATGGAAAACCTTACAGAAAAAGAACTCGTATTTGGACTAATAAAAAAGATTGTGAATTATTATTATGTGATAAAAATTGTGGTTCATTCATAGACGGAAAACATATCGGGTCGTGTGGATGTGGGGGTCAAGGTAAAGGTCATAAAAGATCATATAGTAATAAGACATATTCCCTTGAAGAAAAATATTCAATGCCGGAAGATTTGATATTTAGTTTATTTTTAATGTAAAAAAATATCTAATATATACTTATAAATGGAAAGAAGTCCACCCAAGGTATTTAAAGTAAAAGATCCGGAAACTGATCCCCGTTTCAGTGATATTCACCCTCACTTACCACAGCCTCCGGCATTATTATTGATTGTTGGTTCAGTTAAACAAGGTAAGTCAAATTTACTTGTTAATTTATTATGTAATCCCGATATGTATAAAGATAAATTTGATATTGTAAAAATTATTTCAAATACTCTTAATGCTGATCCAAAAGGGAAATTGATGAATAAATATTTTGATTGTGAAGATCATTATACCGATGAAATGATTACTGATATAATTGAAAGTCAAAAAAAATATGAAGATTTTGAAAGACCAACAATTGCTCTTGTATTAGATGATATATTAACAAAAGATTTTAAAAAGAGTAATGCTGTATCTTTTCTTGCCACGAGATTTAGACATTATGGCATTGCTTTACTTGCTTTTACAACTCAATCTTTTCGAGCAGTTTCGGGATTAGTTAGAAACAATGCGAATTCAATTATTATAATGAAACAGCAAAACATGAAAGAGTTAGAAAAGTTAAATGAAGAATATGGTGATATGTTCCCGAATATATTTATGGATTTATATAAGAAGGCAATAGAAGATGCTCCATATTCATTTTTGTATTTAGATTTACAACAAAATCCAGCTGTTGCATACATTCGATTTGAAAGTAAAATTGCTGAAGGTGATAAAAAATTATTTTAATTTTATTTTATTTAAATATGTTTGTTATAGTATAAAATGGAATTGTATGGTGGATCTGCTGCCCAGACAAACTCTCAAACTGAAATAACAAGACAAATGAATCAAAACACAATTGATTTTAATAATAGTCTTGCTGAAAAATTAGATGAAGCCAATTTACAGTTAGATGAAGATGCCCAAGGCAAACTTCAAAAAAATATTTTAAGTGGAGTTACATCTGGGGGTAAGTTACTAACCCAAGCGGGAGCAGTAGAAGGTTTAAAGAAAGGGGCAACAAAACTTGGTGTAACTTTTAAAAAACCAGCTGCCGGTGCTGCTGAAGGTGCTGAAGGTGCTGAAGGTGCTGTCGGGGAATCAGTAGAAGCAGCAGCACCAGTAGCAGAAAGAGAAGGGGCAGCTGTCGGTGAACGTGTAATTGGAACATCGGCAGCTGCTCTTGCTGAGAAAGAAGCTGCTGCTGCTGCTACAAAACTTGCTTTCAAAGAAGGTTTAACAACAGTCGGTAAGACTGCCATTGCTGGTCTTGGTGGTGGTTTGGATATTGCCTCGGACATAAATAATATTGCCCAAGGTAAAATTGGTTGGGATACTTTTGGATCTAATACTTCAAGTAGATTTGGAAATATTGCGAATATAGTCGGTTCGGGACTTGAAGTTGCTGGAGTTCTTTCTGGTGGTGTTACTCCGTGGGGACTTGGATTAGAAGCAATTGGTGCTGGTATTAGTTTAGTTGGATCTGGATTTGAAGCTGCCGGAGATGTTGAATCAAGTGATAAAGAAAAAGAAACTACTGATGCTGATATACAAAGTCAGCGAAGGGGATTAAGTGTTGCTGAACAAGTTTCTCAGACTGTTGGAAGAACTGAATAAATACTTTTTTTTTTAATTTTATTTTAATAATTTATTTTATATTGTAATATTATAAAAATGAGTTCTTACTGGAAAAATGATGAGAAAATTAAAGTTTCACAAACACAAGTTTCTATTCCTTCGACCAATGGAAGATCATATACCGGCACTGCTGGTCAGCAAGGTAGAAGAGTAGATTTCGAAATTCCCCCTACAGTTAAATTTCTTGATGGTAAATCTTCTTACCTTCAGTTTGATGTTAAACTTGCTGTTCCTTCGGGAGAAGTTCCCACTCGTCTTCATCTTGATCCATCCATCGGTGGTCAATCAGTAGTAAAGAATATTAGAATTTACTCTGGTAATCGTGCTGTTCTTCTTGAAGAAGTAACCGAATATAATGCCAAGGTTCAAATTCAATATTCATATGATTCCGATGATAGTATGAGAAATATGAGAGCACTAAAAGAAGGTTGTTTAATTGATAATATTGAAAATCGTGGAACACTTGGAACATCGGTTTCAAATAATATTGATATTAGAAGTAACCCATATTATAAAGAAGTCACGGCAGTCCCAGCTGCCAGAGACTGGGGAACGGCTGCTGATTTTTTAACTGCCAAATTATCTCTTCCAATCCATACGGGACTTTTTGCTGATGGTGGTGGTAAGGTATTTCCCAATCTACTTACAAATGGTTTATTCATTGAAATCGATCTTGAAGACCCAGCAAGATTTATTAAACAACTGGATTCAGTAAATCGTCATAGACGTATGAAACAAAACCCCCTTTTCCACGGTATTGATGATGCTGGTGGTGCTTTAACAATTGCCAATGGTGCTGATAGAGATACAATATTTCTGGCAAAGGCAAATGGAGTCACTAGTGTTGCTAATTGTCCTTTTGTAAAAGGTGAAAAAATTGGTATTTGTTCGGCAACTAATCCCGACTCCGAATGTTCTTTAACTGTTGGTGCTGCCCAAGATTACCCCACTATTACTAATATTGAATTAGATGCTACAAGTAATCGAGTCAAATTAACTCTTGATACTTTTCGAAACACCGATACTGGGGATGGAGTTCAAGCAACATCAAATAATTTTATAGTTTTCTCAGCTGCCATTGATCAGTTCAGAACTCAGAATGATGACAATACTACACAGTTAATTGCTAAGAAAACATCATACCCAGCAACAGTTCAATTTTCAAATATGGAAATAGTCTGCCAACAAGTAACAGTAGATCCCCGTTATGAAGCTGGAATGATGAGAAAGATGAGAGACGGGGGTTCAATTGAAATTGATATTCCTTCAGTAACTAATTACAAACACTCTTTACTTTCTTCAAATCGTAATGCCACGGTAAATCTTCAAGTATCTAATACAAGGGCAAAATCTATGATTGTAATGCCTTCCGACGCAAAAGTTCTTGATTCTGCTGATCTTATTGGTGGTCTTTCTGCTTGTTATGCTGAAGAAGTCACAGCTATGGATGGAAGACTTCATTCAATCCGTAGTGGACAAGTCGGGATAATAGATAGACTTTCTCAATATCAAATGCTCGTTGATGATAAATTGGTTCCTTCTCGTCCAATCGTAGTATCTAAGATTAATCGGGGAGTGTCTATTGCTGCTCAACCTCTTATTGAATTGGAGAAGGCATTGACCCAAGCTGGGATTACTCCAAGATCTTTTGCTGATTACAATCGTAATTTCTTGATTGGTCGTGCTTATGCTCTTAACTCGGGAGTTGCCAACCTTAATAACAAAACAAATCAATTACAACTGTTATATAATGAAAGTGATGCTGCCGGTGTTGATCTTGCTCCAACTCATAATAAACTCCTTTACTGCTTTTTATTCCACCTTCGTAGAATTAGTATTAAGGGAGATTCGGTAATGGTTTCTCTATAAATATTTTCTATCTATCTTTTTTTATTTTTTATTTTAAAATTATTTTATATACTATAATATAAAATGAGTGTTTCTAAAAAGTATCTTTCCATTCAACCGAACAATGTTCCGGCATCTGGTAAAGTATCATTTGCTCGTGGTAATCCCATTATTACAGTTACTCTTGGTCGTCAAGATGCAGTATTAGATTTAACTTCAGTCCGTCTTGCTGGTAAATTAGATGTTTGGAGAAATGCTGCTGGGACTGCCCGTCCTACCGGCACAGCTGGTCAAGCAGTCGAACTCCGTGGTTCACATAAACTCGGAATGTATTCTGTAATTGATCAGTTGGTTTTCCGTCATGCTGAAACAAAACAAGTAATCGAACACATACGTCATTATGGTCGTTTTATGTCATCTTTTATGCCGGTTATGGCATCAAGGGAAGATATGGCTGGGCATCTATCTACAAATGCTTTGATATATCCAAATTATCAATCTTTCCGTGATTCGGTTATTCGTAATACTCGTGCTTCAGAATTTTGTATTCCTCTCCCCTCGGGTCTAACTCTTGGTGTTGCTTCTCTTCCTCTTTCCAAGGTTCCCCTTGAAATTGAAATACATCTTGCTCCCGATAGTCAAGTATTTTATTCATCGGACGGTCTTCCCGATAATATTCAAAATGCTTTTTATGAACTATCTGAATTAGAAGTCAGCTGTGAAGTATCTTATGGTCAGCAAGTTCCGGATAAGGGTGTATTATCATTTAATTCAATTACTTCATACTTCTCCACTCTTGAAACAACAAACAGTATTATTAACTTCAACCTTGGTTTATCAAAAGTCCTTGGTTCATTTGTTAATTTCGTTCCTTCTTCATTTGTTAATAATCTCGGTCAAGATGGTTTTCTCACGTATATGCCTACAAAGAAAATTAACACAGCCAACACTGCTCTTGGTGGAGCAGTTGCCGACCTTGAAACTATTTCATTTTTAAGAAACGGTGAACGTTTCCCTAGTGCTTTCGAAGTTGTAAGTGTTTATAACTCTAATAATGAAACTTCCGTTGTTGATCCACAAGTTATGAAAGGTTTCCTTTCTTCTATTATCCCCGAAAAACATCATACAAGAACTTCGGCATCTCCTCTAAATACAAATAGAAATTTTACTGGTAATCAAAATGCCACGACTGGATATAGATTTATCCCCGATTCTGGTGGTCTTTATGGTGTTGGTGTTCTTTATGATCAACTTGACTCTGAAGGTGTTGATTTTTCAAACTCTCAATTCAGTATTCAAATGACAAATGGTCTTGATGACGGTCACCCAATCTCGGCATATCTATTTATTAAGTCTAAGGTTGCAGTTGCTTGGTCGGGTTCGGAAGGGGTTCAAGTAATCTCTTGATTCAGCTATGGATAAAATATTTTCTATATAATTATTTTTTTAATTTTTAAAATTTTATTATTTTTATATACTATAAATATAAAATGACCGATATGCCGACAAAAGAAGATGTATCTGCTGATCGTATTCCCGACCTTATTAAAGTTGGAGCAATCCCTTCAGAATATGGACAAATGCTCCATACCGACGTAATTGACCCCGTAACTTTCTCTCAAAATAGAGTAAGATTTACTTTACAGAGAGTTGCTGGTTTTTTACATTCAAACTCGAAGGTTACTCTTGCTGTAACTCCCCAAACAACTACAACTGCCTTTTACCCATTAAATATTGGTATTAGTAATCTCGTAAAAAATGCTCGACTTTCCATTGGTAATAAGACGGTATGTGAAATTGATGATTACAGTCATTTCCACCAATATCAATCTCTTTTTATTTCAAATGAAGACAACAAAGAAAGAGAACAATATTTAAGTCAAAGATGTATTGCTCATCAACCGGTATATGATGATCGTGTTGCCAATCAAACGGACAAACCACCAAATTCGGCAAAAAAGGTTGGTTTGAATGTTGGACGTAATCCTACAGTTCCCGTTGCTGGTGGTGCTGGAACTTTTCAATTACTTCCATTTATGCTTCATAATTCCACTGATGCCAACACCGTGGCAGCTGC